GGCGGCATTGTGCATATCGCACAGGTTTCTCCATGCCATATCATCTTGCCTGACTCTTCAATCTCAATCAGGTCATTATGCCTTGGGTCAAAGGCTGATGTTTTATCGTGATACTGCTCCTCGATAAAGTTGTCCTGATAATTGAAGTAAGGCGCAGATGTCTCCATACCAATGGATGACTTGCTAGAGGCCATGGCTTTTGCTGTCGCGGCTGTCAGAAACCCCATCATTTTGAGTCCATTGACCTGACTTCTGTTTCTCTCCTCGCTGGCTTTTCTGCGCGCAAGTCTGTCCTCGTCAGTCAGCTTCAATCTACGTTTGCTTTTCAAAGCATTATTGTTAAGCGTTTCTTGCCTTTTTTCTTTGGCTTTTTTCTCAGCCGCCTGATAGTCGTAGCCCTCAAGCTCAAGCTCACGCGCTATTCTGACTGGCGAATGTATTGGCAAAGATGTGTCTGCGGCCTTTGGCTTGCGCAGTTTGTAGGGTTTGCGTTTGTTTTTGCGCGGCCTACCTTTTGGGCGCGGCGGCTCAATCTTTTCTTCTGGCTGTTCTGGAAACACGCCGTAGGAAGCCAAGACCTCTAAACGACGTTTGGACAATCTTGGCTTCCTTGACAACGTGACCTCCTATATCCAGCTTGTGGGTTTGTTTTTGTATCGCTTGGCGACTGATGCCGCCTGTTTGATACAATCTCGTTCCTCTGCGCTGAGCTTTTTGTATAGCTCTTGACAGAGTTGCGTGTTGTCTGGGTTGTCCATCCAAGCAACCAAAGTCGCAAAGAGTTTTTCGTAATCCATCTTACGCCTCCCTCTTGATATAATAACCGTAGACCCCACGCTTGCCCTCACGCGAGCAATCGTAAGTATCGCGCAAGACACCATCGATAAATGCCGCCAGATGTTTGCTGAGACGCAATATCAATCTGCCGCTGGGCAACTCGTCAGACCTGACATGATGGGTCATGCCCTGTCCAACTTGCATGGTTGGAACCCAATCGAACCCCAAGCTCAAGATGTACTTGTGATAGGTGTGATGGAAGTTGCCATTGCGCGGCGTGCCACCATTTCTGGCAACAACCTTGGCGGCTCGACTACGACTTGTTGCGGCGAACTCTTTGTTCATCTCAAACAGGGTGTCGTAGACCTCTTGATATGGAAGCTGGGCGGCGATGGCGATTGCTCTAACAACGCAATCACCAGCTGAACCTTTGAACCCTGCATCTGCTCTGCCACCATCATCTTGCACAAATTTTGGTGGGTTGAAATCTGAGCCTTGAATACCTCTTAACTTTACCATTTGCATTCTCCGTAGGTTTGATTTGCTTTAGCGAGTTTTCAATTCGGCGATTAAGATGTTGCAACGATTTTCAGCTTTGCAAAACTTAGCTAGCTCACGGCTCGTACCCATCCACTCGTGTCTCAAGTCAGACATTTCCTGTTGGTGATGTTTGATGGCAGACTTTAGTGTTTCAGTGTCCCAAGTCTTGACCAGTGTTTCTAATTTATTAAGCATTTCATTCTCCGTAGGTTTGTGATCGGGGTTCTTTTTCGAACCTCATATTATTGTTATAAGATAAATTTTCTGAAAAGAAAAGGTTTTTTTTCGTTATTTTCTATTTTTTTTTGATATTTTAGAAAAAAAGTGAAACCACCGTTAATCGCGATTTAAGCGTCACTGGCTTGCTTTAGAAATTTAGTGATGGATCGTCCATATATGGTTGCTAGAGCAATTCTTTTGCTCAGTCCAAAGACACTGACCGAAATAAAAAGCCCCGCTAAACTGGGAAAAAACAGCCTAGCGGGGTAGTTATGGGAGGAATCGTAAGTGCTTCTTACACACTCACGATACCACACCTACGGATTTTCTAAAATGGGTTGTCAGGTTTTGGCTCAACTTGTGGTTGCGGATGAGCATATCCTGATTGTGTCGCAGTGTGCGCTGTCGACGTCGGTGCATCATTTTTTTTCTTCACACCGATAGATGTGAATTCAATTCCAGATTGTTTAGCAGTGCGTTTTTTTCCAAACATCATGTAGATGCCATTTGAGTGAGTCTCAAAATCTCCTATCATGTCAGGCGAGTCCTCATTTTTTTTCTTACGATTTGGTGAGACTGTACCGACCTTTTCATAAACGTCAAAATGAGTTTTGCCAGTTTTGTTGTTATGAGTCTGCGTAATAATCATCTCACGTTCCGACCCCTCGACATCGATTTTACCTTGACGATAAACACTCATGTCAGCCGCTGGAAATAATGCACCAGAATTGGTATTGTCATATTGCTTCTCAGACATTTAACACTCCTTGATTTGGGTCAACGGTGGCTGGCTTCCAAGGCACGTCCACCAACTGATATTTGCCTTTGAATTTAGACTGCATAACCTGTGGGTCTGGCTTCAGACATTTCAATTCATCTGGCGATACCACCATGACTTCATCCTCATGTTTGATTAACAAGCCACCCTTTTGGATGGCTTGCTGTATGTGATAATCTCTTACAGACGCGTATCGACCTTTCCAAAGTTTTTTGACGCGCACTGACAGCATTTGATTGGGGTTGACTGCATCTGACATTATTTGACCCTCCAAACATAGATTGTTCTTGCTTGGCCTTTTTTGACAGTTTTCGTCTTGCCGCTCGATCTGCCGTGGGCAGAGTCAATCGCTTGTTTGAACGTCTGTGCATATTTTATGTCTGGAACCACCGCCCAATCACCAATGCTCATCGATCTGGCAAGACCGATAACAGACCCGTGCTTAGGTCTGTTTCTCCAGCCGCGTGGTGGTATTTCGCATTTTTGGTCATTTTTCAGAAAATTTACCTTGCTAGGAAGCTCACTGGCTTGCTCTAAAGAACCACCGTGGACGATTGTATGCCCGAATAGCGCCTTCAAGTTGTCGACAATCCTACCCATGACTACGCCGCCTTTCCAAATAATTGTTCTAAATCGCCCAGTAATTTTTTCTTATATTCGTCTGGAACTGGTATGCCTGTCAGATTATCGGTCAATCTCAAAATATAATCACTGATCTGTTCAGCAACGATTTGATTATCTGCCATTCTTGTCAGCTCTTTATTCATGTCACGACTCATGAACTGTATCCATGATTCCACGTTATCAAAGCTACTGACCTTTCGACCTTTATGGTCGATCACGTCGAAAATGGGGTTGCCATTTTCATCTTCAAAGCCAGCAAACTTTTTGGATCGAATATATCCATCTGATTGTTTTTCTGGATCATATCTGCCCTCGTAAATGTCTAGGCCAAGACCAAACATCGCAATGGTTTTCACCAGACATCTCATTTTTGCATTGGCGACATCAACAGCACTAGGATTTTTTACAGCTTTGTTGTTGTAGTCCATGACGGCTAACCACATTTCGCGGGTCACGCCATTGATGGTAACTTGACAATGAACTGACGCTGAACTGTCAGCATAATACATACAGTCATACAGCTTGCCTTCACGTTCAAATGTGCAGAACGTATAACTGGCATCTGGATAGCGGTTCATTAGCTCACGCCAACATTTTGACCAGTTGTAATAGTGAAGCTGATACTGCTCCTCGTACCATTCGCCTTTTTCATTTTTTCTGTTTCTGGTGTGCGTGATCGCATCGACGTCTCTGTTGTCGACCTCATGCTTGGTTAGATTTTCCCAGATTTCTTTTGAACTCATGTCATCCTCCAAATGTTTTTTGCATTGAGTTTGTCCTGATTTGACCAGTACCAAGAGTCAAAATTAGGATAGAAAAGCTGACAACATTCGATGATGTCATCAGAATAGCTCAAAACTCTCTCAAGACTTTTTGCGGCCTGTTCGACAGATTTGAGGTGGCGGTCAACATCTTCAATACGAAACTGTCTGACCTCTTTGTGGGTGATATAAGCCACCCAAGGCTCCTTGCCAGTTGCTTTGGCGTAGATGCTAAGCTGTCGGCTATCAGAGTCAGGTACTTTAGACAGGGCATATGATTTGGTCTTTAGATCGAATACAACATCATCGAACAAAAGGTCATAGTACCCAATAAATGGAACAGCCAGATCGTCAAAGGTTATTTCGACTTTGCCCTGACTGCTCTCAAATTTTCTCTTATGGCAATCATCTGTGAAGTTTATGCTTGCGGCGTCGATACAGCGCATCAGATGAGTTTTTTCTTTATTGATTTTTTCAACATCGAAATCATCTGCGTATTCTCTTGCGCGCTGGTCAAACTCGACCTCTGCAATATGCTTCACACTTTCAATGGAAGTGACATTTTTAGATATGTAAGCTGTCAACGCCTTATCAGCCGCAATACCTCTCCAAGCGGAGGGACCAGCAATCGATGGATACCCCGCTAGTTTCAGCATGCACATGGCTGGTTCTGATATATAAAGATTTATCGTGGACGCAGACAGGTGGTCTATATTGTGTTTGGTAAACGGATCATTCATAATACACCTCGTGGGATTTTATCAACTTGCTGATTATGAACGAAAAAATATGAAAAGAAAACCCCCAAAGTATCGCAACCAAGCTGTGATTATCGATGGTGTTCGATTTGCCTCAAAAAAAGAGGGAGAGCGTTACAAGATTTTATCCTTGCTTGAATCTCAAGGTCGAATTGATAATCTGCGGTTGCAACCAAGAATAGCGTTGATGGTGAACGGCGTAAAAATTGGTCACTACGTTGCTGATTTCCAGTACGACTTATCAGGTAAAACTGTCATCGAAGATGTCAAATCACCAGCAACAAAAACACCGATTTACAAAATCAAGAAAAAGATTTTAGAAACATACGACCCGCCTGTGGTAATCACAGAGGTTTATTGATATATTAATATTAGTTGCTGGACACCGCTTTGAATAAAGGCAAGACCAGTGGCAGAGGGGCAGTGCGTGGTAGCCAGAACAGACAGGATGGCTTATACCCTGCCCCTCGTTTAGTCATCTGACGCAAGCAGTCCATCAGGGCTATCTGAGAGGTAGCTGATGGTAGTAGCAGAGATATTAACTGGCATTGCACTTGTTCAAAAAAGTGTTGATTTCATCAAATCAAATATCGAGACGGCTAGTGACATTCGCACTATTGCAGGGTCAATCGATGATCTCATTCGTGGAACAGAAGAATGCAATAAAGCCAGAAACAAAAAATCAGGCACAAGTTTAGCTGACCAGTTTGGCGTCGAAAATGTTGCAAAAGAAGTCATTGATGCGCGTCTGGCTCAGGAAAAACTTAATGAAATAAGAACACTCGTGGATTTAAGATTTGGTCATGGGACATGGGCTTCTATACTTGCTGAGCGAAATAAGCGTATCCAAGAGGCCAAGAAAGCTGAGATAGAGGCAAGACGTCGAAGACAAAAAGAAATGGAGCAGTTCAGAGAAATGTTGATGCTAGGCTTTGGTGTTGCTATTCTCATTGTCGCGGCGTTGAGCATCGCTTGGTTGGCGGCAAGAGGGTGATATGGCAAAAAGATTATCAGCAGACAGCAAACTGAATCCAGCAGATTTAGATGGCGATGGGGAGATCACAAACAGCGAACTCGACCGCCATGAGCGTATGATACGAATAGAAAACAACGACAAACTGCAGGATCAGCAGAGGCTGATTTGTTGGGTAAGTGTAATATCCAGCGCGGCGTGTATCGGTCTGGTCATTTCACCGCTAATAGCTGACGCTAGAGTCCCGATGGTCACTGCTTTACTCTCGACCTATGTGGTGGCGAACATGGGCATAGTCGCCGCATTCATGGGCGCGACGGCCTTTACAAGAGCAAAGGAGGCTGGCTCTCAATGAGCCACTGGAAATCCAGAAAAAAACAACTGCCTCGATATCAAAAACAAACTGCAAAAGTTCACACTGGACATAAGTGCAAAATTTGCGACTCACATCTGGCCTGTTATTCTTATGATTTTGGCAGAACTTGGTATTGCAAAGACCACAAACACTTATCTCAGAAATCATAAAAATTTTTCGCTTTTCTTCTAAATTGTTTCGACCAATAATCGAATCAACTTAGAGGAGAATGACACATGTCTTGGGATGCGATAGCTTGGGCGGCTAGTAAAAAGGCTGGCGGCTCGACCGATAAACTCATATTGATAATTCTAGCAAACTTTGCTGATGAGCATGGGGCAAGTTTTCCATCTCACAGAACCATAGCTACGAAAGCAGAATGCGGTTTAAGCACCGTAGAACGCGCACTGAAGCGTTTAGAAAAGAGCGGCCTCATTTCCATCACCCCTAGATTTGACACGTCTGCTGAAGGCTCTAATCGTCAGACGTCTAACAGCTACGTTTTGAAGATGGGGGTCACCAATTTGACAGGGGGAGGGGGTGTTCAAAAAGACGACCCAATAACCAATCAGAATAAACCAAATAAAGGTTTTAGGTATCCTTCAGGTTTTGAAGAGTGGTGGAACGCATATCCGATAAATAACGGTTCTAAAAAGAAATCATACGAATTATGGTTGAAAGCAGTAGATCAGTATGTCGATGAAAAAGATTTATTCATACGCACTTGTCGATTTGCGCAGACTCAAAAAGGCAAAGAAACAAAATACATACCCCATGCCACCACTTGGTTGAATCAGCGTAGGTGGGAGACGGTCGATATGACAGAAAAAAAGAAAACACTAAACAGCTTAGCAGGATGAGAGAATGAACTTAGCAGAACATGGAATTTATTTACGAAACAAGTCAGTTGGAGATCACAAAACCACTTGCCCACAGTGTTCGGCGAATAGGCGAAATAAGACTGACCCCTGCCTATCGGTGACCTTGGACGACGATGGCGGCGCAGTCTGGAAATGCCATCACTGCGAATGGGTTGGAAACATTCCAAGTCAGAGTCAGGGAAGATTTGACCCAAAGCCAGTTGTTTATCGAAAGCCAAGCCTACCCCCTGTCGAGCAGAGGCAAGCACCAGATGCTTTGATGGAGTGGTTCGACAAGAGGTCTATTCCAGAAAAAGTCTGGCGTGGTTTTGGCATTTATCTCGACACGCGGGGAGCGAACCAAGCAAATATCGCTTTTCCATATTTTCTAGACGGCGAAGTGGTCAATGTGAAATACAGGTCATTTGACAAGCAATTCAGACAAGAGCCTAAGTCACAGCGCACCTTATACAACATCGATAAAATTAGATCGAACTGGGACAGCGGAAAACCGAAAACAATAATTTTCGTCGAGGGCGAAATGGACGTTTTGGCAATGGCTTGCGCTGGTTACGATGCGGTCACTTTGCCAGACGGTGCGCCGCAATCAGCAAAGTTTGATGAGCATGATAAAAGATTTACAGCGTTGCAAGCTAGCGATTGGATCACAGAAGCCGATAAGGTTATAATCGCAGTTGACATGGACGTCGCTGGCGGCAATCTTGAGCGTGAACTCACTCACAGGTTTGGCAAACATCGTTGCTGGCGTGTCTCATTTCCAGAGATGTATGATATACCTTGCAAAGATGCTAACGAGACTGTCATTCAGCATGGTGCTGAAACTCTGGCAGAATGTGTCGAGAATGCAAAGCCCTACCCCATCGATGGCGTTTATCACGTCAAAGATTATTTCAGTCAGGTTATGAATATCTACACTGGGAATATTCAGAAGCCAATATCAACAGGTTTCAAAAGTCTTGATGAAATTTACAAGGTCATGGCTGGAACATTTCAGCTTGTCACTGGAATACCTAATCATGGCAAGTCTAATTTTCTGGATCAGTTGTTACTTAATTTATCGCAAAAACATAATTGGAAACTAGCAATGTTTTCACCAGAGCATTCTGCTAGCCTACACATTCGACGATTGCTGGAAAAAGTGAATCAAAAACCATTTGATCAGGGTATCAGTGAGAGGATGACAGAAGATGAACTGCGGTCTGGTATCGAGTTTTTGAATGACAGATTTTTCTTTATCGAAAATAAGGATGCGGTTCCAGACATCGATTGGGTCTTAGAAAAGGCAACAGCCGCCTGTGTCAGGCATGGCATCAACGGCGTGGTGGTCGATCCATTCAATAAAATTGCGCAAAACAGAGCGGCCTCAGTGCGCGAAGATGAACATATCAGAGATGTGATTGCCAAATGTCAGAAATTTTGCTCATCACATAACGTGACATTTTGGATGGTGGCGCACCCACACAAGTTGTATCGCAGTGAGTCTGGATCGTATAATGCGCCTAGTCTTTACGAGGTCGCGGGGTCAGCGCATTGGAATAATATGTGCGACGTTGGAATGGTTATTCATCGTGATTTCGATGAGGGTGTGACCAAAGTCATTATGAGAAAAGTGAGAGAGCAGGGGCTGTATGGTGAGATTGGAGAGGTTGAATTTACTTACAATACAGTCAAAAGAATTTATGAAGAAAAAGAGGTGGGGCAAAATACCCCACCCCGAAAATATTGGGATGATTAGGCGGCAAGCCGCATGAAATCACGTGTGTCCATTTCTATGACACCGCCACCAATTCGCTCAAGTTCAGTCGCTCTGTCATATGACTTGCTGTCTTGAGCTGTGCGGGTCACAGCATTGGCAAACCCCCAACGGCTCAAGTCACCATCGCGTATGAGGTTTTCCAAGACGCTGTCTTGCTCATCAGACGTGATTAGGAAGCGCTTAGACAGGCGTTCAACCACTTCAGTGACCTCGCCTTCAATGATGTCCTCAGAAGCCGCTACAAAGCCGTCTGCGATGTTTTTGATGGTCTTTGGATTACGCGCAGTGTCGATGACGTCTCGCAAGCTGGATAACATAGCTTTGTCTTCCAGCATCTTGGTGCGATCAGAGATAATCTCACAGCTTTGATTGTCAGCAACCAACTTTGGTCCTGAATGATACTTGCGTGCCTGATATATGTTCTCAGGCAACACCATGCCGTTAGTGCAAACCAGACGATGAACGAATAGGACAACTGAACATGATCCCCAACCCACCTCAGAGTTGCGCAACATGACACCAGCCTCCACGACGTCTCCCTTAGCAACTTCAGCTTGAGCAAAGGGGAAGCTGATTTTTATGAACATGTTGTATGGTGTGATGTCGCAAGACTGTACCTGAAAATCTTGCTCAGCAACCTTTGGCATCAACTCCTCGATTACAACATCATTATCAATGCGGCGGTAGCGGTCTGACAAGATAGCTCTGGTAAAATTGCCATGGTCAATCTCATCATGGTCAAAGTTGTTGATCTGACGCAAAAGATGCTTGCCTGATCCGTCAAACCATGCGTTCACATTATCAGCAAGCAACTGGGTGTTTTCTTCACGCATCTTTTTATAATATGCGCGCGGTATGCCCAAACGTCCTGCAAGCTGGTCATGTGCTACTTCAGTCAAAGTCGAATAAGGCTGAATGTCAGGTATGCGATGGAAGATGTCTTTACCATCAGCGGTCATGCGCAGTGTGTTGCCTGATACAACAAAGTCGTCTGCTGTTTTAGATGTTGCCTTTACTTTGGCGGCTAAAGTTTGAAAGTCTAAACCCTGTCTCATGTCATTCTCCATTAGGGTTAGTGGTTGAAAATTTGGGGGTGTGTCAGGCTACCTCCAATCATGCCTGTTTCTCACACACCCCTCCTACGGAAAGAAAATTATTGCGACCATCCGCTTATCACGGAGTAGCAAAGCATATAACCAAGCTCACCTTGTTCTGAGAACCCCTCGACGCAAGCGTCAAATCCAGTGGACTGCGCTACAGCTTTAGCAACTTCCAAGTCCTGATAGACTTTGTCCTCAGCGGCTGAGTTTGGGAAACTCACTAAGCGAACTTTATAAACCATTTTCATTCTCCTCTCTGGAGGTGGCTTACGCCACCTCCCCTAAACGTGAAAAACCAGCTGGCTGAACGATGAAGCATTTGCCATCTTCATCACGAATAACATCACCGACTGAAACTGAATGCATCTTTTTGATACGCTTGATTGATGACTCAGGTCCGACATTTCCAATGTGGAAAACCTCATCGAGGTCGTTTGCCTCAATCTCACCAACAATCTCGTAGTGGGCGAGGAACGTAGATGGCGATACTTTGCCCTCCATGATTGAGTCGTAAAACTTGCCTTGCACACCAAGGTTGGTGAAGTTGCCATCGACGATGTGCTGGTCTTTTTGAAACTGACAAATTTGATATTTCATTTTCATTCTCCTCAAATCAGCGATTAGCTGACGTTCCAACCCAAGATGTCTGCGACCCAATCTTTGCCCATATCGTCAGCGAAAGCCATGACAACACCGTCACGGATCGAAGTGTCAAGGTCATCGATGTGGCACTTCAAAATTTGATAATCACCTTTATTGAAAAGCTGTTTCGCTCTGATCACATCGTTGCGGTCTTGGGCATACATATCAGACATATCTTTGTCCTTACCTTCCCAGTGGATGATCTCCTGCATCAGGTTGCTTTCCAGCTTCACAACATTTTCTAAAAACTTGTAAGTCATTTCATTCTCCGTAGGTTGTTTAGGTTCGACCTCGAACCCTTCAATAATTATGTTATAAAAAACTTTTCTGAGAAAAGAAAGCGTTTTTTTTGCTTTTTTCGATTTTTTTTTCGTATACAGCTAAAATCTTGGGTAGAGCAAAAAAATTGCTCTAAACTTTTTTTTGACAGATTGTATGGAAATTACATAGAGGCTGTCAGTGACGCTCCTAGCAAGCGTAAACGACTAATAAAAAAGGGACGACATACTTGGGATATGCCGCCCCACCTAGAGAATGAGACGACATTTTGTCTCAGAAAACACCAAACGTCAATACAGTTGTTTGTCTAAACCAAGTCTGTTAAATTTGATTTGCAGTAAATTTTCAGAGGAAAAATTATGGATATTAAATTAGTGAGTCCACAGGACATACTGCCATATCAGAATAATCCCAGAAATAATAGTGAGGCCGTATCTGTTGTTGCAACCAGCATACAAGAATATGGTTTTAGGCAACCCATCGTCGTGGATGAAGAAAACATCATATTGGCGGGTCACACGAGGCATCTTGCTTCTTTAGAATTAGGGCTTGATGCAGTGCCTGTTCATGTTGCGGCTAATCTTACAGAAGCGCAAAAAGCATCTTTCAGACTGATGGATAATAAATCATCTGAAATGTCTACTTGGGACAGAGACATGCTAAAATCGGAGCTGGCAAAAATAGCTGACTTTGATATTGATATGCAACTCACAGGATTCAGTTTGGAAGAAATAGCTAGGCTGTCAGGTGACGCTTTGTTACAATTTGCAACAGAGGTCGATGACGACGACCCAGTAGAGGAAGTGCTAGGCGATTATGAAATCACCAATGTAAAGATGGTGCATCTTTATCTAAACACTGAGACAGAACCTAAATTTAGAGAAATGTGCGCCACTCTTGAGTCATTTCTGGGCACTGACAATATGACAGACACCGTTTACAAGGTTGTGGAAAATGCCGTTGACAGAAAAAGAGCTACCCAAAATCCAGTCTGAGCCGATCAAGTTAGAGGTCGAGGCCAAATGTAGTTTTGATGAATTTGCTGATCGTGCAGGAACACAAGTTGACATTGGCGAAATACACACGTTGATCGACTATGATTGTGATGCCTATGATCCTGACGGCAATCCACTGTTCTTTTTTCGCAAAAACGTGCTTGATCCGAAAGTTTGCAAACAAGCGTATGGTGCATTAAGAAAAGCGGCGGCGGTGACGAATAACAGGGGCGATGCCGCTGGATATTTCAATCCAAACAATGATCCTAAATTTAGTTATCAGGGCTTTGTGAGCGGGGGCAAATCAAAAGCAAAACAGTTTCAGCGAATAAAAAGAGATGGCACTGTTTCCAAAACAGCAACAGCAAAAAGTGTTGAAAGTGGTATCGTTGGATACTTTGACAGAAATGTTCGAATGCCATACTGCCGCACGACGGCGTGGACACAAGAACATCTTCAAGAGTTTAGACAAGCCATACCTTATATCCAGCAAATTTCTCACGAGTTTCAAAAAGCCTGTCCTGAGAGATGGCAAGCTCAACATGAGGTGTGGTCAGACACACATCCAGATTTTCGAATAGAGAATACTGTATTTACCACTGTCACAGTAAACAGAAACTTTCGTACAGCCATTCACTGTGATGCTGGAGATTTCAAAGGCGGTCTTGGCAACATCGCGGTTTTACAGGCTGGTCAATTCGACGGCGGTTATACTTGCTTGCCAAGATATGGGGTAGGTTTTGACGTGCGAAATACAGATGTTTGTTTTTTCAATGTACATGAGTGGCATGGAAATACAGAGTTTATAGCCAAGAAGCCGTTTGAGAGAATTAGCATCGTTTGTTACTATCGAGAAAACATGATGGCTTGCAAGTCTGCACAAGAGGAACTTGAGATAGTAAAAAATAGAAAAAACATGGCAGGGCTAAACGTCATGGAGGACTAAATGACAGAGGTCACCCAAGATTATATTTTGGGCAGTTGTATAGACAACTTAACAACAGATAAATATGACTACTTTTTTAGCGGCACTCCATGCTATGAGGATTTGTCTGTATTTGGTGTTGATAAGAACAAGCCTGAAACATACAAGACGAAATTTTTAGATTGGTTTGTGCCAAGGCTAAAACCAAGACTTGGAACAGTAACAATAGCTTTCACAGGCTGTCGAAGATCCAATTCACAAATATTGCCAAAATTTTACTATCTCAATCAAACATTCTTCCAATATGGCTACATTTTGCGTGATACGAAGTATTATGTGAAAAAACGTGGATACGACGGTTACAGTCACACAATCGGTCACGTTTATACTTTTCAAAAGAAAAACAAAAAGGGCATCTATCATCTGCGTGATCGCAAGTTGTACTCAACTTATGGTCACGACCTCTGGGGGCCATTCGGCAAAGAAAAAGTTATTGATGGAGAGGTTGTCGCTCAACCAATTGAAGTCCCCCAATATTGCATCCAAAACTTTACCAATGAAGGCCATGTTGTTTACGACCCATTCGGCGGTCTTGGAACAACAGGTCTGGCGGCTAAATCCTGTGACAGGGGCTATCTGGTTTATGAGATACGGCCAGAAATACACAAGGTAGGCATGGGCTTGTTTAATGAGATCTGACATTGATTACAGGCTTGATGAAAATCGGTTCATTGGTTTTGATCTTTTTTATCGATTCATGCTGGAAACGCATGATTGGTCTCCTGACATAAACGTCGAAACTTGGATTGCCTCTGACCTTGGGTTTGATTATGAAAAACGCTGTGTGATGGGTTTATTCCACGGCGCAACTTATGCTGGCCCCTGTGAGACAATGTTCTCAGATCAGTTCCCTGTTTTTACGCCTGACGTTGCTGATCAAGCGGTCGAGTTTTTCTATGACAACAAGAAGCGATTACTGTTTAGCCCCGACTGTAAATATCGAAAGCTAGTGTTTGAGAAATTTTTACAAAGTGTTTGCGCATCGCTAAAAAAATATGGATCGCTTGGCAGATATATTTCTGTATCACTACAAAAAGACCCAGTGTCAAACTACAACAACCTCAAAAAGAGATGCATGCGCGACTGGTATCACTGGGGCAGGATGGGACACTGGTGTTTTACAGAAGCATTGACAAAATTTATTGATGCCCCGCTTTTGCCCCCAACCATGGAGTTTGCCGACGGCGATAGCCACAGAGCGGGCTGGGCTTTTTGCATTGGCAAAGACGAATGGGATAGAAAAACCGTTAGCAAGGATGCCATTGCGTATTTAGAGGCTACAGCGGCTGATTATATTCGAAGTGTCAACCATCCAGATGCTGGTTTCCTTAGCTTAGAAACGGCCTGTTGCAAT